CAGCATACTCACAAGTATTTGGACCGGAGGACGAAGGATGAGATGCAAAGCGTGTGACGTTATACTCGACGATATAGAGGTACTGAAAAAGGATTCTAACGGGGTACACTATGACCTGTGTACAGATTGTTTGACAGTCTCTATTACTACCCACTGGGAGCTAGAGAACATGGAGTCAATACCTAATGACGGTAATATATCACAGGATGAGGTGTTGCAATTACAGGAAAACTATGATAACATCTTAAGTAGTATTAAGGACTACTAAAGAATTAACTATAGAAGTAAACTAATGGGTAATACTACATTAGTACTACAGGAGGACTTATGACTACTAAAGTTAGGCGCTGGAATCCTGTGGCCAAACACGACCACAACAAAGGAGGCGCACACAAGGACAAAAAGAAGGATGACAAAAAGTACCAATCTAGGAAAAGGGGGTTGACTCACGGCCCAGAACGTGAGATACTATAGGTGTTCCCTAGGGGACTCTTTTTAACAAACGGAGATTATTCCATATGTCAAGTCAAGTTATCGAAGGAACAGTAAACTTCAGCAACGTCACTCAGCACGATGTGTACAACGGACAGTCTACTGGTGCGTTCAGTATGACTATCACTATGTCTGAAGATGATGCTTCAGCCCTATCATCCTTGGGTGTAAAGATCAAGGACTACGAGGGTAACAAGCAACGCAAATTCAAGTCTAAGTACGATATTGCGCTGTTTGATGCTGAGGGCAACAAGTACATGGGCGAGGTTCCGTATAACTCCCGTGTACGTCTGAAGTACAAGACAGGCCCAGCACACCCTGTGCATGGCACTCCTACCTATCTGGAAGCAGTCAAGGTGCTAGAGGAGGCTGATGCCCCTGAAGGTGCGGCAGACTTCTAATGGGCGATAAATTCTTATACCACGATGAGTGTCCTAAGTGTGGTAGTAAGGATAACCTTGCCGTCTACTCTAACGGGGGGCGGCATTGTTTCTCCCCAGATTGCGACTATCACGTAAACGGAAACACAGGAGAGGAGATAGAAGTGTCTACACCTAGCAACCTACACATGGGTGGCGTAGTGTCTGCCATACCTGACAGGAGGCTGTCTGAGGCAACGTGCAAGCGTTATCAAGTCACAGTGCAGTACGCTCCTGACGGTACGATTGAGTCGCACTACTACCCTTACCATGATAAGGACACGGGTGAGGTAGTAGGAGCAAAGAAGCGGGTAGTAAAAGCAAAGCAATTCAGCGCATCAGGCGACCACAGTAACGTGGGCTTGTTTGGTCAGAAGCAGTGTAGAGGAACTGGTAAATTCTTGACCATTACAGAGGGCGAGCTAGATGCTATGTCTGTCTACGAGATGTTCGGACAGAAGTACGATGTAGTATCGCTGCGGGCTGGAGCCTCAAGCGCATCAAAGGAGATCAAGGCACAGCTAGAGTGGCTGGAAGGCTACGACAACGTGGTCATTTGTTTTGACCAAGATAAGGCAGGAGAGTTGGCGCTAGAGCAGATCAAGGATCTGTTTAGCCCTAACAAGCTGAAGATTTGCACACTGCCCCTAAAGGATGCCAGCGAGATGCTCGTGGCAAACAGGGTGCAGGAGTTTACACAGGCTTTCTGGGACGCCAAGGTGTATCGCCCTGACGGAATCATTGCAGGTAACGAGACATGGGACAAACTGGTTAGCAAGCGGCAGGTAAAGAGTATACCGTACCCGTGGGATGGACTAAATGAAATCACAAGAGGACACAGGCCTTACGAGCTTGTCACTATCACCAGCGGTAGTGGTATGGGAAAGTCCCAGTTTATCAGAGAACTTGAGTACGATCTGCTTCAACGCACAGACTCCAACATCGGTGTACTTGCACTGGAGGAAGATGTCGCAACGACAGCTCTGGGAATTATGTCGGTGGCGTCATCTAGGCGACTGCACTTGGAGGAAGACACGCCTGTTGATGAGCTTAGACCTCACTGGGAAGCAACGATGGGGTCTGGACGTTATTACCTGTTCGATCATTGGGGATCAACGTCAGCCGATGAGCTTCTTTCAAGAGTACGGCACATGGCAAAGGCCTGCGACTGCCGATATATCATCCTCGACCACTTGTCAATCGTGGTTTCTTCTCAAGAGAACGGGGACGAACGGAAAGCTATAGACGAGATTATGACAAAGCTACGGACACTGGTGGCAGAGACAGGGATCACGTTGTTCCTTGTGTCGCACCTGCGGCGTAGCTCTGGCACAGCACACGAAGACGGCGGCAGGATCAGCCTGCAGGACCTCCGTGGTAGCCAGAGTATTGCTCAACTCTCAGACATGGTTATAGGCATGGAGCGTGACCAGCAGCACACCGACGAAGACATCAGGAACACAACGACTGTACGTGTCTTGAAGAACCGTTACTCTGGTGAAACTGGACCCGCCTGCTGGCTACGGTACGACAAGCACACTGGACGCATCCACGAGTGCGCTAACCCTGCGCCACCGGAGACTGAGTTTTGAATCTAGTTTTCTGTGACATAGAAACTGACGGACTAGACGCCAGTGTCATATGGTGTGCTGTCTGCCGACACAACGGAGAATCGGAGGTAATTTGTAATGAGCAGGACTTCAAGGATTATGTTCAACGTAAAGCGGAAGCTAAATTCGTATTCCATAACGGAATTGGCTTTGATGTGCCTGTGGTTAGGCGTCTTTGGAACTTTGTTTTCCCTAGGGCTATGGTCGTTGACACTCTAGTACTATCCAGACTCGCAGAGCCTAGTCGGTCTGGTGGTCACTCTTTGCGTAATTGGGGCAACATTCTAGGTTACGCTAAAGGTGACCACAGTGATTGGAGCCAGCTTACTCCTGAGATGATTGACTACTGCATCAGAGATACCGAAGTCACTGAGGCTGTGTACAAGAGGCTACAGGTAGAGCTACAGGACTTTTCTCAGGAGAGTATTGATCTGGAACACGAGGTACAGTGGATCATACAGGAGCAGGAGCGCAACGGGTGGCTACTAGATCAACGATTGTGCCACACACTGTGCGCCAAGTTTAAGGAGCGTATGTATGAAATTGAAAGTGATCTACAGGCGCTTTTCCCGCCGATTGTTGAGGAGCGATACTCAGAGAAAACAGGTAAGCGGCTTAAGGATAAAGTCACTGTATTCAATGTTGGTTCACGGCAACAGGTTGCGGAACGGTTATCAGCTAAGGGCGCAGTATGGACGGAACTCACTCCGACAGGCAAACCGATGGTTGATGAGAAGACGCTTAAAGAGAATAGTCATGTACCCGAAGCGGCACAAGTCTTGGAGTACCTCTTGCTCCAAAAGCGGTACGCACAGGTAAACTCTTGGATAGAACACGTACAGGACGATGGCAGAGTACACGGTAGGGTCACAACAAACGGTGCAGTTACAGGACGCATGACGCACCAGACCCCGAACATGGCACAGGTTCCTTCAGTCAACTCTGAGTACGGAGAGGACTGCCGTAACTGCTGGATTGTGCCTGAGGATCGTAAGCTGGTCGGTGTTGACGCCAGTGGTCTAGAACTACGGATGCTTGCTCACTACATGGGCGACGAGGAGTTTACAAATGTCTTGCTTAGAGACGACATTCACACCAGAAATCAAACTGCTGCAGGACTTGCAACAAGACCTCAGGCAAAGACTTTCATCTACGCTTTCCTCTACGGAGCAGGAGATGCCAAAATTGGAAGCATCGTCGGAGGAACTGCGCGAGATGGCAATGAACTTAGGACACGCTTTCTACGAAATACACCTGCTCTTGAAACTCTACGAGAGCGAGTTGGACAGGCGTCTAGGAAGGGTTACCTCAGAGGAATTGATGGACGAAAGCTCTGGGTTAGATCAGAGCATAGTGCATTAAACACGCTCCTGCAGGCCGCTGGTGCTATCATTATGAAACGTGCGCTGGTACTGTTGGATGACTACGCTACTCAACATAAGATTGACTACAAGTTTATAGGGAACGTACATGACGAGATACAATCGGAGGTGGCTTCAGAACAAGCAGAGAAGTTCGGCTGGCTCGCAGTCGAGTGCATCAAGGCGGCTGGCATTTCTTTTCAACTCAGATGCCCGCTCGACGGAGAGTACAAAGTCGGAGACACATGGACGGAGACACACTGATGGAGAGGAAAGCCGAAAACAGTAGTAGGATAGGCGACATAGCTGAGTTTTATGCGGTTACTTGGTTTTGGGATCAGGGATACGAAGTGTTCTTAAACCCCGGATCTTCTGGCATGGCTGACATGGTTATATACAAAGACGGAAAAACCACACTAATAGACATAAAACATCTTAGGCGTGACCTTAGAGTAGATAAAAACTGGTACGTTAAAAACGGAAGGACGCCTAAACAGAAGGAACACGGCGTACAATTAGTAGGTTTTCACCCAGAGACACGTAAGTGTCGTTTTGTGGAGCATCACGCATGAAAGAAATATACTCACTGGTAGACGATATTTACAAGGTAGTCTCTAACAAAGAGGTTCCCGAAGGTGTCGATCTATACGAAGAGATAGACCGCTTTGGTGAGAACTGTAAGCGGCTCATGTCAAACCTATTCACAGAGAAACGTGACGGACGCAGGCTGCGGATGTCAAACATAGGGCGTGATGATCGCTACCTGTGGAACGCTGTGAATAACCCTGACGTACAGGAGGAGATGACTCCTAACACGTACGTCAAGTTTATGTACGGGCATCTTATCGAAGAGATGCTACTTTTTTTAACCAGAGTCTCAGGACACGAGGTGACCGATGAGCAAAAGAAATGTCAGGTGGGCGGTATCACAGGCTCTATGGACTGTAAAATTGACGGTATTGTCACTGATGTTAAAAGCACTTCCACTTTTGGGTTTAAAAAATTCAAAGACGGAAGTCTCGCTTTTGATGATCCGTTTGGATACGTTGCTCAAATTAAGGCATATGCACATTCTGAAGGGGAAAGTAAATTTGGTTGGTTAGCTATGGACAAACAGAACGGGCATCTAACGTACCTGATGTACGATTCTGAGGACACGCAGGCTCCTGTGTACGAGAAGATCGGTTACGACATAGAGGAGCATATCGAACGCGTAAAAAAGCTAGTAGAGCAACCGGAAGCACCGGAGCATTGCCACGAAGTCGTACCAGATGGCAAAAGTGGAAATCAAAAGCTCGCAGTCGGTTGTTCGTATTGTCCTTACAAGCATACTTGCTGGCCCAACGTAAGAACATTCCTGTACTCAAGTGGTCCCAGATACTTAACAGAGGTGGTCAATGAGCCGAAGGTCCAAGAAGTCTTATCCTAATGAATTTAGATCAGGGTTTGAATATGACGTATCGAAACAGCTACAACCATACGGCTTTAGCTACGAACCGTTCCAAGTACCGTACAAGATCGAACGCAAGTACACCCCAGACTTTGTGTACGAGAGGAACGACCAGCAGTATCTCATTGAGTGCAAAGGATATTTCAGAGCAGGAGACACCCAGAAGTATCGCTCAATCGCTAACTGCCTTGGAAGCAATCAAGAACTTATCTTCATACTTATGAAGCCTAACCAGAAAGTAAGCAAAAGTACCAAAAATACTATGGCTCAATGGTGTGACAAACACAACATTTTATGGTATAATATAGATACTCTTAAGGAGTTAGTTGATTATGTCTCTGACACTAGACGAAATTAAGGAGCGTCTGTTGCAAACTTATGACCCCGACGATCTACTGGAAGCCCTACAGATTTCATCTGAAGAAATACTAGACAGGTTTGAAGATAAGTTGTTACGTAAACTAGACGAGTTTCAAGAGGATTTGGAGGAAGAAATCTATGCCGAATGAGTGGACAGACTACACCAACAAATCTCTGGATGACGCTACTCCGAAAGAGTGGGACAAGGTAAGCAAGACAGCCACAGGCAAACTGGCTCATCCTCAGGACCAGCACAATCCCGTGACTCAGCCCGATCACTACAACAAGGGAGCTATCGAAGCCATTGAAGCAATCAAGGCGTCCATGCACCCGCAGGAGTACAAGGGCTATCTCAAGGGGAACTGCCTGAAGTACCTCTGGAGGTACGAGTACAAGAACGGTGTAGAGGACTTGCGTAAGGCCCGTGTCTATCTGGATTGGTTGATTAAGGAGATTGCCTTATGAAAGTCATAGACGGAGGCTTTGGTAAAAACAAAGCAGACACGGGAGGCGTACCTACCACTGAGTTTTTAGCGGCGTTTGCCCTGAAAGCAGCAGACTACGAAAAAGACGATAGGGACGTTAAAGCCATTGTTTTGATGTACGAGGACGATGGAGTATTTGAAGTAGCCTCTAACGAACAGTACCCTGATGGTGTGTTTATGCTACTGCACATGAGCGCACACGCAATACTAAACGAGACACTAGGAGTAACAATATAGATGGACGCATATCAACAGTACATACACAAGTCACGCTACGCACGATACCTACCAGAAGAGAAGCGGCGTGAGACTTGGGAGGAGACAGTAAATAGATACATCAACTTCTGGTCTGACAGAGGTGCTTTGAACGACTTTGATGTGTCTGAGATGTACGATGCAATACACAAGCT